TTTAAAGCTCCATATCTCACCTTCATAACGTCTAAGCCACAACAGCCTGCCGTTCTCTAGCACTCTGTCTGCGTCTCCGTCATACATCTCTACACATTTGTCGTAGTACTCCTGCTCTGTCTTGCAGTCTTCTAACAGCTTTGCTGACTTCTTCTCGCCTATGCCGTGGATACCTATTATGTTATCAACGCGGTCACCCATTAGTATTTGACGATAGAAGAACAACATGCCTTCCTCTGGCGTAACGTAGTACTTATCATTCTTGACAAAGTTAAAGTGCCACCCTGCTATCTGGTCGAAGTCTTTGTCCAAGGTGACCATGATGGCTGCGTCTCCGTGAGTTGTGGCCGCTATAGCTATGGCATCATCTGCCTCTTCTCCCTCAGTAACTATAGCGTCCCACTTCTCGATAAGGTGATTTCTTAAAGCCTGAATATGCTTTGGTTTCTCCTTACCTTTACGGTTAGCCTTGTAATCAGCAGTGACAGCGTACTCATTTCTGAAGTTGCCCTTGCCAGTTAGATACAGAGCATAATCTCGTAGTTCCTCAGTAGCTGGGTACTTAGGGTTCTCTATGAGACTAACAACGTAGTCGTCTATCTTTAGGATAGCTTGCTTCTCACTAGCGTCGTTACAAGACCAACCTACACGGTAGACCAAGATGTCTGCATCTATTAAAATCACAAGGCTTCTTCCAGAGAAACGTCTACAGCATCAGTGTTGCCCATGTACTCAATGAAGTCAGTGATTACTAGCTTCATAATGCTAGGGCTTCGACCTGCCTTGCCAGAAGGGTTTGTCCAGTCGTAATAGCCTAGGACAGCGGTTGCCTTAGAGCCATTGGCTAGTAGCTTGCCTCTGATCTCGTTACCGTCAGTGTCGTAGATGCGGATGGGGTTTACAGACTTAGCGGTTACGAAGTCGTTGTGGCCTTCCTTGCTGCGTACAGACAAGCCCATCATCTCTAGTGCTTCTTTTCCATCAGCAGACAGCTCTGTTAGGTCTACTTGATACTTACCAGACATCTTATTCTTCTCTTGAAGATTTGCCCACATAATGCCGCACTTGATTGTTACTGGTTTTGCTTCACTCATTATATCACCTTTAAGTAATTTACTATTGTTTTGATCACAATTGATCAGCCTATATTATATCACACTTATTACTACACATCAATGTGTTTCTGCCCAGTTGTTACCTATCTTGTATTCACCATCAAGAGGGCAGCGCATCTCTAGTACTTCTCCAGCGTTCCTAATGGCTCTTACTGCTGCTTTGCCTACTGTTACCGCAAAGTTTTCTGGTACTTCTATTTGAAATTCATCGTGTACGTTCGCTACTAGCTTGTAAGGTATCTTGTATTTCTCTAGCGACTCTGCCAGTAAGACCAACGCTTGCTTCATTACAATAGCTCCTGCGCCTTGCAAGAGAGTGTTTAAAGCTGCGTGTTCGCTCCTGACTCGCAAGCGTCTGCCGTCTAGTGCTGGCAATGTGCCGCCTTCTGAGAAGTAAGCTACACGCTTCCTGAGCTTGTCTAGTGCGGGAGTGTTGCGTAGGAAAGATTCTATCAATACTTCACCTTCTTTATAGCCACCGCCTACAATCTGACCTATCTTAGCCGCTCCAGCGCCATAAAGAAAAGCGTAGATAAAAGTCTTCGACTGGTTTCTGTTAGTGAGACCAGCAGCTTTCATGTTGTAAGTGTGGATATCACCACTAAGAATCTGCTCAGTGTACGCTGGGTCTTGCATGTAGTGCGCCAGCATTCTTAACTCTAAACCACTAGCGTCTATACCGACTAGCTTGTGATTCTCTGGTACACACCAGAAAGACCTACACTCTTTGCCATACGGTGCTGTCACTGACGGAATCTGCGCCATGTTAGGGCTGTGGTGCGTCATACGGCCTGTCACAGCTCCGTTAGTGATAACCCTGCCGTGAACCCTACCTTCCTTCTCAAAGGACAACCAAGAGTCTATCTGTGCTGCTCTCTTCTGCAACATCAGGTATTCGTGTATGACCTTGGCTTCGTGGATGTCAATGCCTTCTAACACCTTCTCATTAACGATAATAGCGCCTTTGTCTGTCTTCTTCTTGAACTTAACGCCAACACTCTGCAATCTCTCTGCAATTTGCTTGCGTGATCCAACATTGAACTCAGTTACTTTGTCCTTCAGGCGCTTCCCCGTCTTCTCTGACCACCTCTCCTCCACTATTGGCGGGAATACTTCCTGTAGCATCTCCGTTATCTGTCTCATTCGGTGCGTCACGCTCTGCCATAACATAGTTGCCTGCTCTACGTCTAGCATAAAGCCGTTCCGCTCCTGCTGTGCCGTAATGATGTACACCTTCTCTTCTAAATCTACGCATTGCTGGCTAAATCCCTCCTGCTCTAGTGTTGTTGTAAGGTGTTTGTAGAGTCTAGTGGTCAATACTACGTCCTGCTTGCAGTAATCTATCATCTCAGGTGTTAAACCACCGTCATAATCACTAAATTCTATCTTATGATCCCCAAAACGCTTGCCCCAAGCATCTAAACTGTGTCCACCTTCCAATGAAGGGTTCCAGAGCCTACTCATTGCCAGCGTATCCTTGAGTTTGTTAGCAGGTATCACTAAATTCCACACTTTCTCCAGCACTGGAGCGTCAAAACCTATGATATTGTGACCAATAACGGCTTTTGAGTCACGTAATACAGGTTCTAGTGTGTCAGGAGCGGTGTGAGTCATCAGATTACCTGTTTCCACGTCCTGAGTCACTACTACCCAGATGGTGTCGTGGCTTAGATTCGTTTCTATGTCCAATGTAATCATAATACTGCCCTGCCGTAGTCTTCTTGTTGCTGTACCTGTCAAAAGGATTGCCCTGCTTAGCTTCTTGCTTGGCCTCTTGCCTCTCCAGTACCCAGTTACTCATCTTGCTCATTGTCTGCCTCCAGAATACAGTCTGCTTCGCTTTTAAGGTCTTCTCTGTCAATAGTATCAACATCTTCAGCAGTGTAAAAGGCGCAATCATTGCATAAATCCAAGTAATCACCATTCTGTGCTGATCTACGAGTTGATTCAAAATCCGTTAGGTTCTTATTACACGCTAGACATCTCATTACAGGGCTTCCTCTCTAATTTCGTTCATTCTACCTGTCTTCTGATCGAATAGCAACCCACCAGCTCTGCCTGTAGTACCACAAAAGCGGTTCTTGAGCACTCTAACGTGCGTTGTGTTCCTCTCTATGGGGTCATCAGCCTGTCCGTTGCGCTCTAGTCCTATCACCATGTCTGAGAGCTGTGCAATGCTTGCAGAACCCCTGAGCTGTGACAACGAGCTTACAGCGCCTTCTTCGTGGCCTTTGCCGTCAGGTCTCTTGAGGTGGCTAACCATAAACAACGTGATACCAGTCTCTTGTACTAACATCCTGAGCTTGGTGCATATCTCGTCTAAGGCTTTTCTCTCGTCTCCGTTGCTCTGAGCGCTGACTACAATACTGACGTGGTCCAAGAAGATATACTTTGTATCTAACGCCTTTGCCATGTAACGACAGCGGGCAATGATGTTATCGACGCTGGTGCTGCCGAAGTGGTCAAACAGGAACATCCTTTGCGTCCCCATAGTGGCCTCAAAAGCCTCGTAGCGTTCTTCTTCTGTGCTCTCTACGTCTGGCAGGTGTAAAGGTTTGTTCGCTGCTAGTGACATCATAGACAACGCTGTCTTTCTTGCGTTCTCTTCTAGGAATAACAGGCCAATGTTCTTATCTGTGTTCTTGAGTATCTCCCAGACTACCTCTCTAACAAACTGAGACTTACCTAGTCCAGAGCCAGCGGTGATTGTCACCAGTTCAGCCTCTCTTATGCCGTAGGTTAGCTTGTTTAAGCACTCCCAAGGGTACATGGCTGCTGCCTTCTCTAGAGGCTTGTTAACCTCTTCCCAGAGCGTAGCACCGTTAATGATGCCATCAGGCACAAACCTCTCTGCTGCCCAGAATGCCGCTGTAAACTCTTTAACATTGTCATCCATCAGGTAATCGTTAGCATCTTTGTATTGCACTGGGTGTTTCATTACCGCTGATTTGCCGCCAAATAACTCTGCAACCTCTCTAGAGGCTTTTAAGCCTGCCTCGTCGCTGTCGAAGCATACGATAATGGCCTTAAAGCTGTCTAGGTACTCGTAAGCCGCCTTACAGTCCTTCAGGGCGCTCTGTGCCCCGTTCCTGATGCTGACGCAAGGGTACTTGCTGCCTTGCATCTGGTAGGCTGCTGCTGCGTCGTACTCGCCTTCACAGATAGTGATGTACTTGCCGCCACCGTTGAATAGGTTTTGACCAAATAGCCCTGCCTCCTTCCAGTCACCCATCGTCGTGAACCGTTTGTCTGCCTGTCGCACCTTTGCTGCTATAGGTGTGTTAGGGTTCTCTGCGCTGTAATAAGAGAAGTAGGTTTTCTCTGGAGTGTCAAGAATGCCGTAGGTTTGCACCGTCTTGGTGGTTAAGCCTCTGGAAGGGATGGCGTTATAACGTCCGTTAGTTAACAGCTTATCAAGCAACGCCAGCTCTCTGTCATGCTCCATAGGTGCTGCTTCTGCTTCTGCGTTGTAAGGTACTTCGATCACAAATTCACCATTAGTAGGTTTACTATAAACACCGCAGCTATGGCAATAACTGCTCCCGTTCTCGTTCTTCTGCAATGCATCGCTTGAACCGCAATCGTCGCAAGGCAAATGCGCGTCATGGTAACCCATCAGAGCACCTCCACATAAACACGACCATAACTAACCAGACACAACGGCAAGTGTAAGATCGTCCCTTGAAACAACATAGGCTCCAGCTCGTCGGTTTCAGTATCCCAACAAACTACTGGCCTGCTCTCTGAGAACTCTAGGTCTATACCTACGCCCAGCCTATACTCTATTGATAAATGTCTACCAAAAATAATCATTTTATTCTCTCTCTATTGAACACAAAGTCATATTCTGACGACTCTGCTATGAATTGAACAATCTCTTCACTCGACACTCTATAGAACTTTGCAGCATCTTGCAAGCTCATTACGCCATTAGCAATATCTTCTGATGCTTTAAACACTGCCTGAACTTTTGGGTCTAGTGTTCCCTCCGTCATGTACCGCTTAAACATTACACTATTCTCCGTGTTAGCCATTCTTGGCTCTTATGGTCTAGTTTGCTCTCTAGTCTAGGCCATATAATAGAGTGCTCTTTAACCTTTATATCGTCCTCGATTAAAAAGTCTCTTCTACCTACTCGACGGTGCAGGGTGCTAATGTTAGTGCCTGTTATTGTCGCTATTTGGCTCAATGTATACCTAACATTCTCAAGCATACGCGGGTGTTTGGTTCTATTCTCTACTATTTTCTGGTTTCTAATCATTTTCTATTTCGCCTTTAATTTTATTAGTTTTTCTGATACCCTAAAAACCTTCACAGTATCACAAACGCTTACAAGCAACCACTAGCGTTCCTCAAGCGAGAACCCT